TCCAATAATATCAGCAGTTACAGAATTGAACTCTACATCTGCACTTGTTGCAACATCTTGTCCAATGGCAACATCGTCTGCATTAACCGTAACACCAGTTCCTGCTCCTACTGCAATATCTCTTGTTGAAGTAATATCGCCACCACCAGTTAAACCTGCACCTGCAGTAATAGATACGCCTGAATGGTCTATATGTTCGTTTGCAACAAACCCTGATAGATTATCGTGTACAATAGCAGAATCATCAGTTGTTAATGTTCTGCTTGTTGTAATGTCACCACCACCAGAAAGTCCAGTACCTGCTGTTATAGAAACAGAACTATGGTCAATGTGTTCATTGCTTACAAAGCCACTTAGGTTGTCGTGTACAATTTCTGAATCGTTAGTAGATAGTGTATCTCCAGTTAGGGTGATTCCAGTACCTCCTGCTAAGTTGGTATCATCTCCAATATCAATAGTGCCAAGCGTTACTGCTTGTCCACTCAGTGAAAGATAATCGTGTGAAGTAGTAACAAGTGTTACATCGGTACTATTATCTGTACCTGCAACATCAACATTTAAGTTTGTTCTTGCTCCACTTGCAGTAGTAGATCCAGTACCACCTCTTGCTACACTTAGTGTACCAGTAGTACCTGCTACAATCGGTAAACTTGTTGCATCAGATAAATCAAAAGCAGGCGTTGCATCGCTTGATCCTAATGCTACACTTACTCCACCATAACTTACAGAGCTATTTGATAATTTTGCGTTTGCAATACTTCCTGCTAACATAGCATTGGTTACACCTAATGCTTTTACTCTTAGCGTGTCAGAATTTATTTCAATAGATGAATCATCTACATTGACTGATAAAGTATCTCCAGTTAATGCAAGTCCATCTCCACCTACTAAATTAGTATCGTCAGATATATCAATCTGTCCTAATGTAATAGCTTGTCCTGATAAGGATAAATAATCGTATGATGTCGTTACTAAAGTGACATCTGTAGAATTGTCTGTTCCTGCTACATCTACTCCTAAAGTAGTTCGTGCAGCAGCAGCGTTTGCGTCATCAATAAGTGACGCACCAAAAGTTGTAATTGTTGTGTTATCAGGTAAGCTAAGTGTAGTAATACTTGAATCTGCACCATCTAAATAATTTAATTCTGTTGTAGAAGCAGTAAGACCGTCTAATATATTTATCTCTGCAGTAGAAGCAGTAACACCATCTAATATGTTTAACTCAACAGCAGATGAAGTAACTGCGTTTAATTTAGTTAAATCGGATTGTGTAACCCCACTACTACTAATGATAGTAACAGACGCATCTATAGTTGCTCCTGTATGGACTGATGTAAAATTTGCCATTTCTTTTCCCTATTAATAATTAAAGTTATGAGGGGGAAATTAATCCCCCTCAATCTAACTCATTACGGGTTAACGAAGTTAACAACTGGTAATGAAGTGCTTGATGCAGCGTGTGATAACACAGCTCCAAACAAGACATCTGCTACAACAGAAGTCGCTAAATGATCGATGTCATAAGCTGACTGCACTCTTGGTGCTATTTGTTGTGCAAAGTAGATTCCGTTTCTATTGAAAATAGAACCAGACTCATCTCCAGTACCACCATCATCGTCCCAGTCTGTTGAAGCGATAACTGGCATACCGTAAATTTCCATAATGCTACCAGAAGCAAGTGGGTTAGCACCATCTCCTCGTTTTTGTGCTTCAGTGAAATCACCTAAGCCCATTAGGTTCATATACATAGCTGGTGAAGCATAAAAGAATGTTTCTCCATCTGTGTAGTCAAAACCTGCATCAAGAAGTTTTTGTAAGCCACTTCTAACTTCAGCAGTTGTAGGGGTATTATCAGTTGCTAAAGTAACATCGTTACCTGTAGCAGCTTGGATAATATTAACAGCTAAGTAGTTTTCTACTTTCTTAGCTAAAGCGTAACCCATTGATTTTGCATAAGCATTGAATAGGTCTGCAGATTCTTGAACTCTTACGATGTCCTCGATTCTTTTCGCTTCGTATTGGTGTTGATCTAATGATAATTGAATTACTCCGTCAGTATTAGCAGAATATGATACTGCAGTGTCAGCAGACTTTGCAGCAGCAGTTTCTTCAGCTACTTTAGGAATATTAAGTATGTCGCCACCATTTTGTACCATTGATGAAAAGTCTAATACTTGATTTCTTAACTGAAATTTTCTTTCAGCATAATCAAGAATCGCATCTCTCCACATTTCTGGTATAAAATTAGCAGCAGTTGTTGTAGTTACATTTGCCATTTTATGTACTCTCCTTAAGTTTTAAAAATGTTATTTTTTCTTAAGGTAATGACTTATTAAGTCCTTATGCGAGTCCCTACGCTTTGAATTATTATCTAACTCGTTGAAAGGGTTTCCTTTAAACTTTGTAACGGAAACTTTGTTTTCAACTTGTCCTACATTAACTCCAGCTCGTGTTTCAAATTCTGAAACTATGTCACGCAAAAGAGATAAATCATCTACCTTCTCAAATTTTTCTCTTTTCGTTTCAGGAATTTTACCCAGAAGAGAATCTCTTTCTTGAGTCACATACTGATTAAAAGATTCAGAAACTTCGCTAAACTTTGTTTCTAACTCTTTATTTTTATTCTGTTCTTCAATTAAGAGAGCTTTGTATTCGCCCTGCTCTTCTAAAGTCTTTTTACGCTGTTCTTCCTGTGCAGTAGCTACTTCTTGAACTTTTGATTTAAGATCATTTCGTTCTTTTACCAGCTCCTGAAAACGATAATATGGAACAGCTTGTTCTGTCTTTTTTTCGTCTTGACTGACTTGAGGTTCTTTTACAGCTTCCTCAATGGCTGTATTCTGTTCTAATTCAGACATTTTTACTCCTTAAGTGGATTATTATATGACATTAAGTTAATTATGAATTAAATTAATCACAATTAGAATGTCAAAGAAAATTAAAGAGTTTGAGTTCAAGCAAAAATGGTTCGATTATATGAACTATGTACCTCACGCAGGTCAGCGTAAATTACACTTTCCAGAGAAACAAGGTGCTTCTTATTTTGTAAATATTTGTGGTAGACGATATGGAAAAACTACTGCAGCGTATCGTGAAGCAGAATTTTATGCAGCACAACCGAATCAAAAGATTTGGCTTGTTGGATTATCTTATAAAAAATCAAGACTAATGTTTCGTGAAGTGTGGAAAGATATGGTAGCAGGGAAAGCAAACGATATTGAACGAGCATCAGAAAAAGAACAGTATATCAAATTCAAGTGGGGAACAACCGTAGAAGGTATGTCTTGTGAAAATCCAGACTCTCTTGTTGGTGAAGGGGTAGACTTATTAATTATTGACGAAGCAGCAAAGATGCCAAGAAAGATTTGGGATATGTATTTATCTCCTACCCTAATTGACAGAAAAGGGAAAGCTATTTTTATTACTACGCCCGAAGGGTTTAATTGGATATATGACTTGTACTTGTTAGGACAAACAGATGACAAGTGGTATTCAGTACAATCTCCAAGTTGGGAAAACGAACACGCATTTCCAGATGGCGAGAAAGATTCTTTCTTGATGGAACGAAAAAGAAATATGTCCAAAGAATTATTTGACCAAGAGTTTGCAGCCAAGTTTACTTCTATGGAAGGACGAGTATATCCATTTGATAGACAAAAAGATATGGGTGATGTTCCGTACCAGGAAAACCTACCTACTTATTGTTCAATGGACTTTGGATTTAGAATGCCATCAGTATTATGGTTTCAAACCTATAAGCAAGATGGGAATTGGCATATCAATATTATTGATGAAATTATTCACGAACGCAATATTCCAACTGATAAACTTGCAGAGATGATAAAGAAAAAGAATTATCCAGTGATTACTTATTATGGTGATCCAGCAGGTAGTTTCGTTCAAGGACAATCTGGTATGGGGGATATTCATATCTTTAGAAAGCACGGAATTTTTGTAGAGTATCGTATGGATAAACTATCCAGAGATATACAATCTGGTGTGAGTTATTGTCGTAGTTTTTTTGAAAATGCAGATGGATTACGCAGAATTAAAATAGATAAAAGATGTGTAGGTATTGCAGAAGATTTTGAGGGATATAGATTCCCAGAAGCAGTAGAAGGGAAAGCTATCTCTAACAATCCAATTAAAGATGGATTCTATGAACACGGTTGCGATGCCTTCCGATATTTTATATTGAATAGATTTCCAATTAGAAGTAACTTCATTGGAAGAATATCACGATAAAAAGGAATACTTTGATGGTTTTAACAGCACGAGAAATTATACAAGACTCATTAACTAACTTTAAAGAAGAACAAGCGAAAGCTCGTAGAGAAGAAGTAAGAAAGTTTTTAGACTATTATTCAGGTTCTTTAACCGAACAATACATCGAAGGATATTTTAAATCTGACGCATTCCAAGAGATTCCTCATTACAATACTAACATCGTGAAAAAATTCGTCAATCGTATGTCTAAGATTTATACTATCGGTGCTAAAAGAAATGTAAGCGATAGATATTTAGATTTAACCTCTGTAAAAAATGCTCGTATGAAACAAATGGAACGAATGACTCGTTTACTTGGATCTACTGCAACTTATGTAATGTATGATGAGTTAGAAGAGCGATTTGAATATCGTCCTATTTATTATTTTGAACCATACTTTGGTGACAATCCATACAGACCTGAAGCTATTGTATATCCAATGATGCACGGACACGCAGACTTATCTGACACAGATGAGCTAATGTATGCTTACTGGGATAGCGAATTACATTTAAAGTTCAATGAGAACGGTGATATTCTTGAAGAAGTACAGCACAACTTAGGTGTATTACCTTTTGTATTTACACATAGAGAAGAGCAATTAGACTCTTTCTTTGTAGAAGGTGCATCAGACTTAGTATCTGCTAATGAGCATATCAATATTACAATGACTGAAATGCAATTAGGACTACGATTCCAAATGTTTGGACAACCAGTAGTAACTGGACTTATTTCTGATAATAGCAATGTAAGAGCAGGATCAGATGAAATTTTAACTTTACCTGAAGGAAGTAATTATAATATTGTATCGCCAGAAGGTAGAGTGCTTGATGTAATTGAAAACATCAAATGGCAAATAGAATTAGTAGCGTTAAACAATCATCTATTCGTTACTTTCGCACAATCAGGTGGTGAAGTACCAAGTGGTATATCGCTAATGATTAAAGACTTAGAACGCCACGAAGATTTTATCGATGATAAAGAATTATATCGTCAATACGAAAAAGACTTTTATAGAGTAGAATATGCTCTATCACAAATCAATAATCTTGGACTACCTGAAGTATCACAGTTTAAAGTTGATTTCTCTGAAGTTGAATATCCAATGACTACACAAGATAAGATTATGTTAAATGAGTACAAATTAAAACATAACTTAACTACTCAAGCACAATTATTAGCTGAAGAAAACAAAGATTTAAGTGTTGAAGATGCAAGACAAATCATAGAAGCTAATAAATCAGTAAATGGAGCAGAGGTAGTCGATGCTGAAACTCGAAGAGATTAAAGTTAATTTTAATTTTCATAAAGTAACTGGTGCAGCATTCGATATGAATATCCTTGCATCTATAGAAAATATGGTTCAATTCGCCTTTAGAAAAGTCAAAAACACATTTCGTTTTCAAAAAGATATTAATGGAAAGAAATATGCTCGTTCCACATCTGGATATTTAAATATGAAGCACAACTTTAAAAAAAGTAAAATCCAATCTAATAAAATTATGACTGATACCGGTAGACTTGAAGGAAGCATAGAATATTCCATCGATAGAAAAAATTTTTATGGATATGTAGGTACTGACCTTGTTGAGTACGGACAACACTTAGAGGATAATATATCTGGGGTTGTTAGAGATAAAGGTGTATACAAAGGATATATGGGAGATTTCGCACCAGTTCCACAAAGAAAATGGTTTTTTACCTCTAATGAAGAAGCATTTGAAATAATGGAAAAAAAGATAGATAAGGAAATAGATGCTTTTTTTGATGAATTAATAAGGAATCTTTCTACAAGTGAGCGTAAATTATAATATGGACGACTTAATCAAAGAGATATATAAAATGGTAGCAGAGATACGAAAAATATCTGAAGCCAATAACGATTTACTTGGTTTTATCTGTACCAAAGTTGCACCTAATAAAAAAATGTATCAGGAAGATATTAGTGTTGATGATGTGATGTCTATTTCTATGGAAATGTCAGAAATATTTGAAAAATACGATGTTATGCCTGAGGATTATGGCGTTGCTTAGATTCTAATTCTGCTAACTTCTCTAACCACTTACGCCTTTCACTATTTGTCGGACGCCTTGATGGCAATGGATCTAACCCTACTTTCTTAGCTCTCTGCAATAAAGCATATCGTGATGCTCTATCCTCTCTTTTCTTTTGTCTTGATGGTGGTTTACCTTCTTTAATTCTTTGAACTGCTTTCTTTTCTTTTATATCTCGCTTCTTCGGTTTGTCGTTTATAGGATTTCTTTCTGGAAGCGTATCCAGTATTTCTGTAACCTCTTCGCTTTCGGCGTCTATAATCTCATCAGCGTCTATTTGTTCAGCTTTTAAGAACTTTTCAAATGGACTATCTACGGTTACATTGATGTTTTTAACCAGCTTTCCTGAATGTTCTAATACCAGACGCCCTGCCTGGACATTCCCTTCAACAGCTTCACGAATCATACTGTTTAATACCATCGGTAGCTTAGCATTAAAAGACACCATATACTTTTTATAATACATATCAACAAAACGATCATCAGCAAACCAGGACTGAATAGTGCGTGGACTTACTTTTAATTGCTCGGCTATTTGTTTTTTGTTTAGCTCTGGATTATGAATCAATAAATCAATAGCAGCAAGTTGATTGGCTTTCTTTAGTTCGATATTGCTCACTTGCCTTGTCCTCTGTATTTCTTTTTATAATACTTCTTAGAACCTTTTGTCCCGTATTTAGTATTCGTGCTTTTACCTTGTCGAGTTTTTTTAGCACCATTTGACTTTACGGTGCGATCGTTGAATAATGACTTTCTCATTTCTTGTAGACTTTTTCTGCTCCTGCGATACCAAATGAACCGAGTGTAACCCAGACGAACGAGTTATAGATGTAGTCGTTGACCATTAGCTCTATTCCAATAATACCCATAGCTAAATCCACGATGCCGAATACGCACATCAACGCAAAAGACAAGAAGCCAATAATATTCTTTTCGTTGTATTCGTTTTTATCTTTAAATAAATCCCACATTACTTCTTGTCCTTTTTCTTTTTACCAAAAATCTTTTCCCAGCGTTCTTCCCATTTCTTTTGGGATATGCCCATTCTAGGTTCGTCACCTTTTCCAGCACCGTTGGCTTTACTAAATATACTCTTATCTTTCATTTACCAACTTTACGCATTGCAATACTGTGAGATTGTTTAAAGGTTTTTCCTTTACGCATAGCTGCTGCCATACTTCGTAAATGTGCTTTGGTATGATGAACCTTATGTTTGCTCATCTGCCTTTTTTGCACTGTGGTTAATCCTTTTAGGCTAACACCTTTTAAATTTTTAGCCATTACTTTTTCTTACCTTTTTTCTTTTTCTTTTTCTTCTTTTTTGTTCCATAATGATAGGGCATAACTATCTCCTCTTTTTAATTTTTTCCTTTGGACATACTGTTATATAATCTACTCTATTTT